GATATAATTTTCTTTATTGAAAACAGGGACGATCACCAACAATCGCTTGTCCTTATCATTCCGTGTTTTCACTTCGTAACGCCCCTTGAAGTACCTGTTAAGGTATTTCTTGAGGTTCAAATCCAGAGGCATGCGAATAACTACATTTTCCCCGGTATCTTTGTATTTCTTGAGGTTTTCCAGAACCTCGCCTGATGTATTCCCTTTTATTTCGGTCATATTTTTTTCGATCTAAAAAAAAGGGTGAAAAAAATTCTCACCCTTTCTCATCACCCAAAAAAACCAAAAAATGAAACAAGAAAAATTTTAACTCCCTGCTGCTGTCAGGTCCGTGATCGCTTGGGAGATCGAAGACACGTAAGCAAAAGCGTTCTTGTTCTTGACACCGTAAGCTGCCCTGAAGCTGGCGCGTATAGAGACTAACCCGTTCGTGAAATCGTGTCCATCGTAAGCGAAATCAATGACGATATCTCGCCTTTTAGCGATTGTTGCCTGTGTACGATCTCCGGCCCAAATTCTATTAACTGTCAACTTCTTGTTAACGTTAGTAGTCATTCCAAGTACTGACTTCGGTAACCCGTTGACCCAACTAACTCGCCTATCGTCTATTGAATTATTATCAGCATCCTTCAATGATGAGAGCTCGGTTGATAAATCTACATTATTGATAACAAAGAAGTTATAATCATAATCATTATCTATACCTACACTCTTGACGGCATCAAGCACGTCCACGATGGTCGGGCCAACATACTTGTTCTTGTACGAAGTCTGGGTGTTAGCGAAATCGATTGCAATAGCATGATCACTATGTAAAGCACCTTTGACACTAGTAGAGTTATCACCGCCAGTCGTAATGACCAGTTCATCGAACTTCCTTGCAAGTTTATTCTTGATCACGCGCGCAACTTCGGCTGCTAATTGAGGTAAATCCTCCATGTTTTCGCGAGAAATCTTGGCGTAAGCCTCGAAAGTGAACACCTTGAACTCATCCGACCTTATCAGGAATGAGCTTTGACCTGCTGCCGACCCCTCTGCCTTAACCTGCGTTCCGTCTGTCTCCGTGTGTTCCACGGCGACACCGTAATATTTTTCCTTGATCATTATCGAAGGGATTATCTCCTCGACATGCTTCGATAAGTCATTCGGTATAACCCCGCCTTGAGGGTCGTAATAAATCGAGAGCCTGCTGTCATCTGTGCTCATGACATTCGCTGTAGTCATGTCTACAGCGGCCTTCGCCCCCATCGGTATGCACAAGCGTGCTTTCCACAATGGATTGTCTGAGCCTTCAATACGCTCTATCGTCTCGTTTTCTGCATTTTTCTCCACCTTCACGGGGAAAGACTTTTTCATCGTGGAATAAACCAGATCGAAGAAAGACTTGCTACCATCATCAAGCAAAGTATTGGGACTCGATAACTCGTTGATCTTCTCGCCCTGCTTGCGGATCACGTCCTGCATCTGTGATGCCTCTTTGTTGTAAGCTATGAGTTGCTCCTTCAAATCCTTCAAAGAGTTCTCGTTGAGTTCTTTAATAGCTTTCTCGGATATAGTAGCCAATCTTTTGTCGAGTTCCTCGCGTGTTATCATTTCTGAATTCGCTTTACCGACCTGTTCGACAACGAATGACTTGATCTTCTCGATAGCTTCTTTCTGGGTCATCTCGGAAGAAGACCCTCCGCCACCTTCCACGATCCTATGCACCATCAAGGCGCTTGCTGCCGAAAAAGGGGCGATGAGTATTGCGAACAAATTCATGAACAAGTGTGTCCGCCTGTAATTTCCTGAATAATTGAACATCTTTTTACATTTTTAAAAGTTTTTACAAATCGTTCGCCAAAGTATCTCATTGTCAGTTAGTTGCGTTTTTACACCGGCAACACCCAGAGTGCTTACAGGCGGCTCTTGAGAGAGATTTGGTTTCAATGCAAATTTATCTAATTTCAAAATAGATTCATGCAAATTTCCTAATTTTAGTAACAATTCGTCTGAAAATTGCCCGTTTTGCAGATATTTCGTTAAAACATCTATCAACCTGCAATAATCTTCTATTGTTTTTATGTTTTTCGAGATCGAAATAACAGACGTGAAAGGGTTCGCACCGAGGAAACTCAATGTACTTACCTCGTATAATTTCAATTCCGTCAAGTAGTTAACATCTTCTCCCGATCTATACGCAACGATCTCGTACCCGAAAGAATGTTGCTTGATGATACCTTCCTGGTATTCAATCAATGTATCGTTGCCGAGGGTCGTTGCGGCAATCTTGGAAACGAAGAAAGCTCCCTTTTCATCCGTTCCTAGTTCGATTATCCTGCCGGGAGTCTGGTCCAAGTAATGGTTTTTCAGGTGGGCTATTTCATCAGACCCGGCAGGGCCCCTCTCCTTGATGGTTTTTTTGAAAGCGTTCGGATCAACAATATCTCCGTCATAATCTTTTATGTTGAAAATCGAAAAGTACGCCTTGACCTTGCGCGCAGTATTATCTATGTCAGACACGTCAATCTTGACGTTCTTCTTGAGTGCCGGGTGTATAGCCCCATTTTCTATCGAATAATAATTTTTCATGGTTTCTTCTATTTGTTTTATTTCGTATTCCCTGGTATTGTCTTCAATGCTTGTTCCATCGACAACCCCCATATGTCGACCAGCAGGCTGATCGCTGTATCATGGCTTATGTTCCCTGAATTGTATTCGTTTGCGATCAACAATATATTTTTACTTATAATATCGTTCGAGGTTATTTTCTTCTGCATGTCCGATTGCAAAGCCTCGATCTTGGAGAAATCCGCGGCAATCTCGTATCCGTTTTCCCGGGTCTTCAAAAGATCGTTGGTACTTTCAACGTCAGCCTCGAAATCAGGCAATATAACGTTGTTGTACAATAACTTGTGCGCCTCGCCCATGTTCGAGAAAGTAGAGCCGGACAATTCATTCAACAAGAGTATCGGGAACTGGTATTGATCGCATATTGCTATCTTGTCCAGCTTGTGCCCCTCCTCTATCAACATGTCTTTGATGGGTAGAGACATTGGTGTCCATGACAGGGATGCCTGCGTGACGATAGCCTTCCATTGCCCGGAACTCATCCCGTACTGACGATTCAACTGGTTCTGTATCGCCTGCTTTTCCTCGTTCAATAGAGGTATCGATGTGATTCCGTCCTTCCCTGAATCTCCAGTGAGTAATCCGAGCGGTAACCCCTTGCGGTTCAGCAACACGTTCCGATTTTCATACGCTGCTTTCAAATTACTGAGAGGGAGTAATATGTTATCGATCCGAGATTGCCCGAGCACGAATTTAGTTCCGTGGAAGTCCAACGTAGTATCATTTTGTATAACGATCCTGTCAAGTATATCCTTGTTCAAGTTAACATTGCAGAATTTGAACGATTCCACTATGTCTAACATATTCCTTTGGTCGAAGAAAGACACATCGGTTTTTTTCGAGACTTGAATCTCGATCAAATCAGGAGGCAGGTTCCACATGCTGCAAGAACTAACCCACCTCTCGTAATTCCCGGCATTCAGGCCGAATGGGAACGCTATGTACTTGTAATTGTTACCGTATATTTTCTTGAAGCTGACTCCCTGCACCTGGAACTCATTCTTGGTCTGAAGGTGATTTGGTTTTTGCAACAGCGATAAAACGGGATGGGAAATTACTTCTTCTATCCTGTGGAAGTTCTTATCTATCCTGTACAGCTTGTAATCCGGCTTGGTGAATGTCGTGGCGATGTAATTGATTATAGCCGAAAGTTCAGGTATCGACCTGTACATGTTGTAATAATCTTGCTTCGTTGAATTAGCCTCAAGGAATACCGTTCCGTTGTTTGAGAAAAAAGTTATCCTCGGGTCTACGCTGATCAAGCCAGCCGCCTTCATGAGTATTTTCGCACCCGAATAGCTCAGTTTTTGTAATACATTCACGAATTACATTTTTTTTGTGACGAATTGATACAAAATTATACGGTTTCAAAACAATATGTTACAAAAAATCAAGGAAAAATAAAAAATTGTTTCAAACCTGGTATAGTTGTCGAACCAACGTTGCTAGTGATGCAGTACTATCAGGTGCGTCATCTTGCTGGTTCTCGACATTCATCTTGTAAGCTACTAATTGATTATAATAACGATGGTAATCGGATTTAGGCGCGAAATCTGACCTGAAGAAGAAATTCACGATAATGAACCCGGACTGGTAAATTATTCGGGACTCCTTGTTCTTGTACTCGTGCCTTCCAATTATGTTATAAGCTGGACACATGCCCCTCAGGTCCCTCAAGAAAAAAACCCCACTAGCGTTAGTCTCGATCAGCGTGGTGTTGATCTTCTTCTCGTGAATCATGGCCGCGCACTTTGATTGCTTGACCGAGATAGAATCATTCGAGAAAATCACATCATCTATGTAGACGCTCACGTTTTTTTCGTTCCTGTACACGTACCCGACAGTCATGCAGAGACTATCAGCCCCCTCGTTGCTCGTGTCGACAGCCGCCAGCACATTATCGAACCCTTCGTTCAATTTACCCTCGAACCTCTTCAAGTCTGAGTTATTGAAAAGAATGCCTTTCCGCGTCGTGGGTTCTTGCATGTACTGGGCTTGGAACACGCTATCGTTGTACAATTGCAGAGTCCTTAATTCTACATCACTAATCTTTCCTTTCCAAATCAACTGGCCTTCTTGGTCGAAAACAGGTATCTTCAACAATTCGAATTCGATCCCCGTCTTGCCCTCCAGCAAGTACCCGCTCAGGTCGTTAACGAAGCACCTTTGTTGTATCACGATGATCGGCGTGTGTTCTCCGTTGCGCCTGCTTCTTATCGTATCCTCGAACCGCTCGTTAGGTTCTTCACTCAAGATCACCGACCCATCGGTATTGATCTTGTTCGGGTCATCGATTATTATTGCCCCCTTGAATTCCTTATCATCATTCAATTGTCCGGCCCCGAAACCAGTTATCTGCCCGTTGATCGTGGCACTAGTTATACCGCCATTCTTGTTGGTTCGCCAATGGTTCTTGGCTGTCGTGTCCTGAGAGATCATGACACCGAAAAGTGATTGGAACTCGTGGCTCAGGACGATAGACCTGACGATCCTTGATGATTCGTTGATCAATTTTTCGCTTGCCGAGATGTACAAGAAAAGCGAGTTGGCATTCTTGGCCAGACACCATGCCGTGAAAAAAGTCATGATAGTAGTCTTGCCGTGCCTTGGGGGGATGTTGATTATGAGGTTGGGAATTTTTTTCTCATATACACCTTGCAACCTTTTGATTATTTCTCCATGATGCCAGTTCAGTACATATTTCTTGCCTTCGACCACTTTGAAAAAAAACCTGATGAAAAAAGCCAAGTCAGTCAACAACTTAGCTTTCAAAACAGTTCTTTGCTCTACGCCGAGATCACTGAATCTTGACATGATTTCCTAGTATTCACCTTCGAGTGCCTTGTTGATCTCCCTGATCTTCTCGGGGGTCAACTCCACATTCTGGATGATGTTCGTGTTGACAGTCGATTGTGTTGCTTTGCCATGCACTCGATCCTTCAGGAATTCAGCGGCAGTAACTCGCCTCAAATCTTTCTGGTCGCCTGAAAGAACAAGCCTTCCGTACGCCTGTACTATTGCTGGCAGGTTCGCATCTTTGACGAATTCCACGAGCTTGGCCGTTGGTAGCGTCTCCACGTATTCGAGTAGCCTGATACCCTCGGCTTTCGATATAGGCTTGCCGTATGTTTTCTCGAGGTACTCCAACATGCTGTTCAACATTTTTTTCGGAACACCTTTGCGGTTGATATTTTGCGGGTTCTTCCGGAACCCGTTTTCGATCACGTTCTCTGGATTAGGCATATCATTCTTTTTTCATTGTTTTAAATTCAGCTTATCCAACCACTGTATTTTTATTTGATTTGAGATTTGAGCCATCATAACTTGCGGAACTGAACGCCCAATATAACTCAATGGGTTTTGATCTAAAAAATTATAATCTAAAGGAAATGATATTGAATTTTTCATTTAAGTGCTTCATAAAATATAGTCTCCGCCTTTTTACCACTTCTCTCTATTTTTTCTTTAAGCATCATGTATTCACTTTCTGAATATTCTAGCTTGAACATGAATTTAGCCCCGTCAAAATTTGGGTCGATCTCTTTATTTTTTTCCGAAAAATCATCAGCATTAAAATCAAAATTAATCCCTGCGGCATCAATTTCTTCGATCTCCCAATTATTCGCCAGCTCGTCCATGTCGTACTCGCCAAAATTGCTGTTATCTTTCAAGACGAAAGCACGTATCTTGCTCGCTGGCGTTCCTGTCGGCAGAACCTTGACCCATGCCTGTTTTTCCTTCAATTCCCTCAAGGCCCTGAGCCTCATGTTGCCCATAACGTCAACCAACCTGCCGTCACCCATGTCGTACACGATGACCTCCCTTAGTTCCATCATCTCGGGGTCATCCTGTATGGATTTAACCAGACGCCTGAATTTCTCATCACGGATAAAACGCGGGTTTTTCGGTACACCCTCGATTTGCCCAGTATTGTACTCTATCTTGGCAATATCCATTAACTTCGCTACCATGCTAACATTTTTTCTCGTACATGTAAAAATCAGAGTAACTACCGTACACGACACCATAATCCTGTACTTTGTATTTCTGCTCGATTCGGTCATTCAACTCCCAGCCTGGGAATAAAGCAGATATGACACTCGTGAATTTTTGTGGCTTGTAGAATGACGAGAAACGTTCATCCGCCATTGGTTCATGGTCGTAAGCGTATATGATCACGTACTTTGTCGATGCTTCGAAAATCTGGTTCAATGCGTCTTCGAGCAATTCCTTCGTCAAGCAATGGAAAAGAACGTCAATAGAAAGCACGAGTTCGGATTTTTTGGCACCGAGTTTTTCCACCAAGTCGAACTTCTTGTTTTTCAAAGACTTGGACTTACACAACTTGACTGCCTCGCTGGATATGTCGAACCCCTCGTATTTCTGCACCTTGATTCTTTCAGCCAAGTACCCATCCCCGCAACCGATCTCTATGACATGCTTGACGTTGTTTCGTTTGATGAACGAATTTAGAATCTCACTTTTCCACTCCAGCAGTAAGCCTCGCGAACCATTACCGGATGTTCCTCCATTCAGGTACCGGTTATCCCAGTAATTTTGAATATCAATTTTTTCCATCATGTTTTTTCGATAATATTGTACGACAAATTTACTTTTTTTTTGATTATTACTCATTTTCTGATTCTGAAAATTCTCGCGAGGATCCGAGATATTGGTTAGAACTGTCGAATCATGAGCTTCACTCGCTGGGAAGAACGATACGGCATCGCCCATGATATTGTATGTCATGAAGAAGTATTGCCCGCAATCACACTTGATCTTCGTGCAACCGCTCGTGTTCTTGTTGCACCTCCGGAGGAAAATCTCCCTGTCATCTGAATATGCTTTCTGGCACGATGGGCACGCGAAGGAAATGCGGGCAATTCTCAGTATGCCGTTATTCACAAGAATACAAGTCATATTAAAAATTTATCTCGTCCAGTCTCGTTATAACCAGTTGCAATTTTTCCAGAAAATAATTTCCCCGACATATTCTCTATCCACGTTATCGAACCAGAGCCTCATTTGCACCCAGTCATCGAAACCTTCATTGACTGCCAAGGCGTCTAGTTCTGCCATTTTTTTTAAAACAATACCGTCTCCTATTTCCACGAGATCGGCCCCATCTCGCCAGTCTCGACAGAAATACATTCTTATCGATTCGACCCGCGAGACCTCGCCAGTACCGAATTTACGCGGCCTTACTTTGCACGTTGTACAACGTGGGTTGCCTAGCCAGAAGTGTATCTTGGTTCCAATCTGCAACCCGCGTCCATGGCCTGCTCGAATCGCGTGAACTTTAACGCGATCTTTCATTGATTCGACAAATACTTGTTTCGAGAATATCAAGAACATTATGTTTTTTTTGTTTTTTCTCCATCTACCTTGTGTCCTGCAAGGCTTTTTTTGCCTCATTTTAGCCTCTCTGGTGAATTTTGACGACTTACAGGCAATATTTTACCTCTTTATTTTTTTCGTTCTTCCTAGGGCTTTATTTCGCCTTGTTTTTCAAAGGAACATGATGTTTTTTTGTTTTTGCCCTATCCATAAAATGTTTTTTCTTCTAAATTACGACTATTTACATGTTATGCACAAGCCTAATAAGCCTTTCCGTGCATCCGCTCACGGGAACGGTTGTATTTCAATTTAAGGTTTATATGTCTTTCAAGGTCTATTCCCCTTGCGCCACATAAATCGAGTATTC